ATTGAGCCTAAGAGTGCTGTAAATAAAGCAATCGAAAATCATCCAGCTATTAAGGAAGCCCAACAAGCCTCTATTGCCATGAAACAAGCGGCAATTCAAGATAAGCTTTCTAAGGATTTCCCTAATTATGTAGAGGTTGTTACAGCCCCTGCATTTGCTGAATGGATTAAGGCATCTAAAGTTAGAACAGAGTTATACAACCGAGCAGATAGTAATTTCGATTATGATGCGGCTCAAGAACTTTTGTCTACTTGGAATGAACGACAATCTATCAACACTAAGGTAACTGAAACTGCCAAACTAGACCGTGACTTACAACTCAAAGCGGCTGACGTTGGTAATGGAAATGCCCAAGAATCTGTTTCAAAAAAGAAATATCGTCGAAGCGATATTATTAAACTTATGCAAACTGACCCTGAAACGTATGAAGCTCGCTCACAAGAAATTATGCAAGCCTATCGTGAAGGTCGAGTAATTTAATTTAAACAATATAGAAAAGGATTTACAAAATGGCTTTAGGCTCAAATCAAGTAACAACCACAACTGCTGCAACCTTTATTCCTGAAATTTGGAGTGATGAGATTGTTGCCGCTTATAAAAAGAACCTAGTTCTTGCAAACTTATTTAAAAAAATGTCATTCGTTGGCAAAAAAGGTGATACAGTTCATATCCCTTCACCAACTCGTGGTTCTGCATCTTTAAAATCAGCTAATACTCAAGTTTCTCTACAAGCTGCTACTGAAGGTGATGTAACTGTAACTATTGACAAACACTACGAATACTCACGTTTGATTGAGGACATCGTCGAAGCACAAGCTTTAACTTCACTACGTCGCTTCTACACAGAAGATGCTGGTTATGCTCTATCTAAACAAGTAGATACATCTCTTGTTCAATTAGGTCGTACATTTAATGGTGGTTCAGGTGTAACTTACGGTGGTGCTTACATCGGTGGTGATGGTACAACTGCTTACACTTCAAGCTCAAGCAATGCTTCTGCTTTAACTGATGCTGCTATTCGTCGTACAATTCAACGTCTTGACGATAACGATGTTCCTATGGATGGTCGTTTCTTCATCGTTCCTCCTTCATCTCGCAACACATTGATGGGTTTGGCTCGTTACACTGAGCAAGCTTTCGTTGGTGAAAGCGGCACAAACAACACAATCCGCAATGGTGAAATCGGTAACTTGTATGGTATCCCTGTATTCGTATCATCTAACTGTGATACTGCTACTGGTGGTGCTCGCATCGCTTTACTAGGTCACAAAGATGCTGCTGTGTTGGTTGAACAACAAGGTGTTCGTTCACAAACTCAATACAAACAAGAATACTTAGGTACTCTATACACTGCTGATACATTGTACGGTGTATCTGAGTTGCGTGATGGTTCTGCGTTTGCTCTAGCTGTTCCAGCCTAAGTAATTAGGTTTAAACCTCTTACTCCTTTGTGGGTAGGGGGTTTTTGCATATTTATTTAAGGAGAAACAAATGGCTCAATTTAAATGTTTAGTTTCAGGTAATGTTGTTAATTTTGAACACGCACATGATATTGAAGAAATGCACAAGCATCCTCAATATGAATTCGTAGAACCAAAAGCAGTTAAATCTGAAAGTTTAGTAAAAGAAAAAACAGTAGCAGTAAAACCATTCTCTAAGGAATAATTATGGCAATCTATCGTGGTGCAGGGGGAAGTGGCGATGCAACAGGTGATGCAGCTAATGCCTCTGCTATTGCTATTGCTGCTGCTCTAGATTCTCAGAATAGTGCCATAGCGTCAGCAGCTAGTGCTACTGCTGCTAGTGGTTCAGCTACTTCTGCTTCAGGTAGTGTAACTACTGCTGCTACTTCAGCAACTAATGCGGCTGCTAGTGCTGCAACAGCTACAACTAAAGCATCTGAAGCCTCTACAAGTGCTACCAATGCTGCTGCCTCAGCTTCTACTGCTACCACTCAGGCTACTAATGCCAGCTCTAGTGCTACTACTGCAACAACTCAAGCAACAACAGCTACCACACAAGCTGGTTTAGCAACCACTCAGGCAACTAATGCTGCTACATCAGCTACGGCAGCTAGTGATTCGGCTACCTCTGCGGCAACTCAAGCATCTAATGCAAGCACAAGTGCCACAGCAGCTTCAGGTTCAGCTACTACTGCATCAACACAAGCAAGCAATGCCTCTACGTCAGCAACTAATGCAGCGAGTTCAGCATCAGCGGCTTCTACAAGTGCAACCAATGCGTCATCAAGTGCCACAGCAGCTAGTGGGTCAGCTTCTACAGCATCCACTCAAGCAACTAACGCAGCAGCGTCAGCTACTACAGCTACAACACAAGCCACTAATGCAGCGTCATCCGCTTCTAGTGCCTCAACATCTGCTGCTACAGCCACAACGCAAGCCACTAATGCTAGTTCTAGTGCAAGTGCTGCTGCTACCTCTGAAACTAATGCGGCATCTTCTGCTTCAAGTGCTTCTACTTCAGCTACAAACGCAGCTAATTCAGCTACAACTGCTGCAAGCTTCACACCTAGTCAAACAGGTAACAGTGGTAAATTCCTTACTACAAATGGTACGGCTACCTCTTGGGGAACAGTAGATGCACTACCTTCTCAAACAGGGAATAGTGGTAAATATTTAACTACTGATGGTTCTACTTCTTCTTGGGCTACAGTTAATGTAACTCCTGCTATAGATGATTTATCTGATGTAACTATTACTTCTGTTTCTAGTGGTCAAGTGTTAGCTTACAACGGAACTGCTTGGGTTAATACAGCAGCTAGTGGAAACACTACATCTAAAGGTTTATTTGAACACAGCAATACAATCTCAGCTAACTACACAATAGCTACTGGTAGCAATGCGATGTCCACAGGACCAATCACAGTAGCAAGTGGTGCAACTGTCACAGTACCATCAGGCAGTCGCTGGGTAGTTCTTTAAGGAAACAATATGGCTTCAATTATTAATGCCTCAACGAGCGGTGTAGGTGGTGTAATAACCACGGCAGATAACTCAGGCAACTTAAACATACAAAGCGGTGGCTCTACTAAGATAGCTGTGACATCAGCAGGTGTAGCAGTAACTGGTACATTGACTGTAAATGGTACAGCAATATCCCCAAGCAAAGTTTTGCAAGTGGTAGACGCTACTTATACACCAGCAGTATCAAATAGTACAACCACTTATGCTGATAGTGGTTTAACTGCAACCATTACCCCAACAAGTGCTACAAGTAAAATACTTGTAATAGTTAACCAAACATTGGCTGCTCTTGGTGGTGCTGCAGTTGGGTATGGGTATCAAACAAATGCTGGTCTTCAATTATTACGAGATTCTACAGTTTTAGTTGCATCAGGTTCAGATTCAGGTGGTAAATACTCACTAATGATGTCTACAGGTGTAGCTCCATCATCAGGAACAATAGTGATTGCTTCGCGTGTTAGTATCAGTTATATGGACTCTCCTTCTTCAACATCTGCATTAGTCTATAAAACACAATTTGCGAAGGGGACTAGTGGAATGAACATTGCATATACTCAATATGATGGAGTGGGGAAATCAACAATTACACTAATGGAGATAGCAGCGTGATACATCAATCTATTTACAAACTATATCCACAAGTTGTTCGCACAGTTGGCAATGAAGCCTTTGATGCTGATGGCAATCAAGTTACATACGACCTAGCCTTAGTCCAAGCAGAACAAGCAGCAGAAGCCAAGCGTCAAGAGGCACTAGCCTATCTAGCATCAACAGATTTTATGATGACAGCAGACTACGACAAAGACACTACAGAAGTTAAAGTGTTACGAGCAGCAGCTAGAGCAGTTATACGAGGGGAAGCATAATGGCAAGTATTATAGTCGCAGGGGATGTTTCGGGTAGTGTTTCGCTGACCGCCCCATCAGCAGCTGGTTCTACGGTTATCACTCTGCCATCAACAAGTGGCACTATGGCTTTGTCAGGTGGTGCTGTATCAGGAACTACAGGAACATTTAGTGGAGCTTTATCTGCTACTACAGGAACATTTACTGATGAAGTAACTATGCCAGTATTAGGTGTGAACACAACAGCAGCATCTACTGGCACTAGATTTATTATTAATGGTGATAATGCTTACGATGCTGGCATGACAATTACTGCTGGTGGCACAGCTATAGCTAACATTGGTTCATACGCTCAATTTATTAGTGGAAGTGCATCAAATTTAGTAATTAAAGGCTATGGGCCAAGTTATACAGCAGTTATAACTAGCACAGGTGGCGTTGCTTTAAATAGTGGCGCGACTTCTTGGTCAGCATTATCAGATGAGCGATACAAAGATATTATTGAGCCTATTACAAATGGTGTAGTTAAAGTAAATTCTTTACGAGCTGTTATTGGTAAATATAAAACAGATGAAGAAGGCAAAAGACGCTCATTTTTAATAGCGCAAGATGTGCAAGCTGTATTGCCTGAAGCGGTAACAGAATATACTGAAGAAGATGGTAAATTAAGTTTGTCTTACACAGATGTTATTCCATTGCTTGTATCGGCAATCCAAGAACAACAAGCCCTAATAGAAAACTTAACAACACGACTAGCTGCGTTGGAGAATAAATAATGGCTATAGTTTTAGATGGAACAGCAAATACGGTAACACCTTTAAGGGGAGTAATATAATATGAGTGTTATTATTGCAGGAACTTCTGGTGTTACATATCCAGATGGAGTTCTCCAGCCGACAGCTTCAATTGGGGTTGGACAGACTTGGCAAAATGTAATTGGTAGTAGAAGTTCTGGAACTACTTACACAAATAGCACAGGTAGACCGATTATGGTAACTGCTGCTCCTAATATAAGTGGGTTTACTGTAGTTTGTGCAGGAATCACTTTAATATCAACAGGGAATAATGCAGGGTTTTCATTTATCGTACCAGACTCCACAACATATTCAATTACAGGAACTATCAATAGTTGGGCGGAGTTACGATAATGGAAAAGATAATCGCTAAACTTAACGCTTTCTTAAGCCAATTCTGCATCGTGTGCAAGATACCTTGTGACAAGCAAATGCATTTCCTATCAGGTTTCATCATTGCGGCGGTATTAACACCGTTTATTGGGGCTTACTCCATCCTAGTGGTGGCTGTAATTGCTGCATTAAAAGAGATATACGATGCACTACATCCTGACAAGCACACTGCTGACTTTTGGGATTTACTTGTAACAATCGCAGGTGGTGCATTAGGTTTTGTTTTAATAAATTTACTATAATAAGAGAAGATAATGTCCGAAATCCTAGACTCAGTTGAATATGGCAAGCTCATAGCTAAAGTAGAAATGCTTGAGAAGAAGATAGACAAGATGGAAAGTGCGCTTGATGAATTACTTGCCTTAGCTAACAAAGGTCGTGGTGGCTTTTGGGCAGGTATGATGATAGCTTCTCTAGTAGGAGCAGTTATATCTTACATCTCTAGGTATATTGTAGGACACTAAATGCAACTAACACCTCACTTCTCTCTTGCTGAACTAACAGTCACTAAGACTCAAATAGATAACACACCATCTAAAGAAGTCATAGAGGTACTACGCACAACTGCTTTCTACATGGAGAAGGTGAGAGAGATACTAGGCAATGTGGCTATCACTATCAATAGTGGCTACCGCAGTACTGATGTTAATCGTCAAGTAGGTGGCACTAGCAACTCATCACACACTTATGGCTATGCTGTAGACTTCACAGCCTATGGTCATACTCCACTTACTATATCTAATATTCTTGCTAAAAGTAATCTTAAATTTGACCAACTAATCTATGAGAAAACTTGGGTTCATATATCATTTGACCCTCGTATGCGTGGGAATATTCTCACACTCAAAGGTAAAGGTAAATATGTAAAGGGGATTGTATAATGTGGTCTGTCTTATTTCCAGCTCTACTGCCAGCTTTAACAGATGGTGTTCGTGGTATCTTTGCTAAATTTACAAAAGGAGCAGGAGGTAATCCTGTCAATGTAGCTGAACGCATACAACTTATGCAAGCAGAAACCGCTCGTCTACAAGCACTAGCAGAGATAGATAAACCATCAGGTGAACCTTCTATTTGGGTTACTAACTTAAGGTCTAGCTTTAGGTATATTGCAATTATCATTATTTGGTTAGCAACGGTGAGTGCTGTATTTACTCCTTCAGTTGCTGAACCTATTACTCTAATTCTATTAGATTTAAGTGGAGCTTGTATGAGCTTCGTTATCGGTGAACGTATGTATTTAACTTTAAGGAAATAATTATGCCAATGGTCGGAAAAAAGAAATTCCCATACACAAAAACAGGCAAAGACGAAGCCGAAATGTATGCTAAGAAAACAGGTATGAAAAAGAAACCAGCTCCTAAAAAGAAAAAGGGTATGATGTAATGGCTATCAAAAAGGGACAAGAAACTTTTAGTGGATATAATAAACCTAAACGTACTCCTAGTCACCCTACTAAATCTCATGCTGTTTTAGCAAAAGAAGGGGATAAAGAGAAACTAATTCGCTTTGGTCAACAAGGTGTTAGTGGTGCTGGTTCTGCTCCTAAGACAGATAGTGAAAAAGCTAGACAGAAGTCTTTTAAGGCTCGTCATGCTTCTAACATTGCTAAGGGTAAGATGAGTGCGGCTTATTGGGCTGACAAAACCAAGTGGTGAGAAATAGGTTGACAAATTGTATCTATTGTGATATAATTGTATTATAATTAAAAGGAATATAAATTGACATACTTAGAATGTGTAAATCGAGTTTTAAGACGACTTCGTGAGAACGAGGTCACTACTGTCAATGAAACTCCTTACTCCAAACTTATTGGTGATTTAGTTAATGCTGCAAAAGTAGAGATTGAAGATGCTTGGGATTGGTCTGCTCTCCGCACAACCCTAACAGCAACAACCACCTCCTCTTTGTTTAACTATGTGTTAGTTGATTCAGGCACTCGTTTGCGTGTATTGGATATAATTAATGACACAGACGACTTTGTTATGCAACAACGTGGCACTAAGTGGTTTGACCAGCAGTTTTTATTAAATAGCCAGCAACTAGGCTCACCAATGTACTACAACTTCAATGGTGTAGATGGCAATGGTGATAGTCAGATTGACTTATTCCCTATTCCTGATGGTGTGTATGATGTTCGCATTAACTGCGTTCTCCCACAACCTGAACTTGAAACGGATGCCACACAAATCTTAATTCCATCACTTATCCTTGTTGAAGGGTCTTTGGCTCGAGCAATTAGTGAGCGTGGTGAGGATGGTGGTTCTATGGAACAAGAGCAACGCTATCGCAATATGTTAAGTGATTACATTGCTATTGAAGCCAGCCAACGTCTTGATGAAACTATTTGGAGAGCCTGTTAATGGCAGGGGCTTTAAAAGCTCTTAGTAATGCCGCACTTGGCTTTCTTGGGTTAAACACGCAAGAGAGTGGTGTGACATTAGAGAGTGGATATGCCTCAAAAGCCATTAACTGTATTATTGATAAGTTTGGTCGTTTAGG